TTTAATAATCTCAATTATGATTATCCTTTATTAGAGAAGTTTATGCAACATAGAAACCTACCAGCACATCAGCTGTGTAGGAAGTTGTATAAAGAAGGACAGAAGATTATAGATAGTAAATGGGGATATCCTGAATGGAAAGTTAAAATACCACAATTAGATTTATTTAAGATCTGGCATTTTGATAATAGGGCTAAATCTACTTCTCTTAAAGCATTACAAGTAGCTATGAATTGGGAGAATGTACAAGATCTTCCTTTCAAACATGATCATCATGTTGGAAGTATTGAAAGAGAAGAGATAAAGAAGTATAATAGAAACGATGTATTATCTACATTTGAATTTTATAAGAAATCTAGAAGTGTAATTGATCTTCGTAAAACTCTTGCTAAAAAATATAGAATACCATGTAGAAACTGGAATGATCCAAAGATAGGTGAGCAAATATTTCTATCTAAAATAGCAGAGAAGAAAAATGTACCAAAGAATCAGTTAAAACAACAGCGTACATATAGAGATTCAATAGATTTATCCAAGTGTATACTTGATTATACTGTTCAAAATGAAGAAATACAAGAATTTGTAGATTATGTAAGTAGTAAAACAATTAAAGAAACAAAAGGTAGTATTGATTATAGAGTATTATTTGAAGAAATGCCTTATGATTTTGGTACAGGGGGTATACATGGTTGTAGAGGATCAGGTGTATGGAAACGGTCAACTGATCAAATTTTGCTCACAAGCGATGTAAGTTCATATTACCCGAACTTATCTATTCAAAACGGATATTATCCTAAACATCTTGGATATGATTTTGTAGAAGTATATTCTGATATGTATAATGAGCGAGTTAAAGCTAAATATGCAGATCCACCAACAGAAGAAAGTAAAGCAACTAACGCAGGGCTTAAACTTGGTCTTAATGGTGTATATGGTAAGAGCAATGATAAATATTCATTCTTGTATGACCCTAAGTATACAATGATTACAACTATAAATGGTCAAATACAATTAGCTGATTTATCTGTAACTCTTCAAAAAGCAGGGTTTGAACCTATTATGATTAATACAGATGGGTTTGAATTTTTAGTTGATAAAGATAGAATAGATGAATATAAAGCTATTTGTGAGGAATGGATGAAAAATACTAAGCTTGATTTAGAGCATGACCAATATCAAACTCTTGCTATACGTGATGTAAACTCTTATGTTGCTCAAACAGTTGATGGAAGTATTAAACAAAAAGGTGTTTTTGAAGTAGAAAAAGATTGGCACAAAGATCCAAGTTTTAAAATTATACCAAAAGCGTTAGAACAATACTTTATATTTAATAAACCAATTAAAGAAACTATAGAAAATCATACTAACATATTTGATTTTTGTGGTAGAGTTAAAAGCAATAGTGGATACAAGATTAACTATCATTACTTAGATAGAGATAAAGAAGGAATATTAGATCTTCAGAAAACAAATAGAGTATATCTTTCAAACTCTGGTGGATATCTATATAAATCTAAAGGAGATAGAAGATCAGCTGTTTATAAAGGTGAAAAAATAACAGTATTTAATCAATTTGAAGATAAACAAGAATATGATATTAATTACTCTTGGTATATTAAAGAAGTACAAAAGATTATAGATATAATAGAACCTAAACAATTAAGCTTGTTTTAATTAAACTATAGAATAATGAAAATAGATCAAAGTAAATTAGATCGACAGAATAAAGGATTAGATATATGGGAAGAGAACAATAGATGCTCTTCCCTTATTTATTCTACGGGTTTCGGAAAAACATATGTGGGTATATTAGCTATTAAACGTTTGTTACAGATACATCCTAATCTTGGAGTAATTATAATAGTTCCAACAGATTATCTTCGTAATAAATGGAAAGCAGATATCAATCATCATGGTTTACGAGATCATGTAAAAGTAGATACCATTCACTCTTGGGTTAAACATGATCGCTTAGGTTGTCATTTGTTAATTCTTGATGAAATTCACGGCTATACAGGAGGAGAAGTATTTTCCACTATATTTGATCGTGTTAACTATCGGTATATTCTTGGGTTAACAGCTAAAGAAAGAGATAAAGAAGAAGATAAAGCAGTATTAGATAAATATTGTCCTATAGTAGATAGAATTCCACTTAGCGAATGTTTAGCTAATGGTTGGGTTAGTCCTTTTATTATTTATAATTGGGGGCTAGAACTACCTAAAGCAGATAGAATTATTTATGACAAAATGCATAGTCAATTCATTAAATACTTTAGTACATTTGACTTTAATTTAGGTAAAATGTATAAAGCATTAATGGATGAAGACTTTAGAGAAGNNTTATCTAAACGTATGATGTGGGAACCTAAAATGGTTGCTGTTCATGCTGCTCAAGCTAATCGTATAATGCAAAAAAGAAAAGCATTTCTTCAATCTCACCCACTATTATTAGAGAAAGCTGTCACAATTATTGACAATTTTAGTGACAGAAGAATCATTACTTTTAGTGAAACTACAGACTTTGTAGATCAACTTCATAAAGAAGTTCCTAATTCAGTGGTTTATCATTCATCTATGAATACTATTGTTCGAGATAAAGATACAGGTGAACAAATAGCTGAAGGGAAGAAAGTTCCTATAGGTAAAAGTAATAAAACTCGTTATTTTGATTCAGATAATGAACCTCTTACTTGGAAACAATTAAAGTTCAAATATAAAGATCTGGATTTAGAAAGATTTAGTGGAGATAGATTACAAGAAGAATCATTGTCTAAATTTAGTAGTGGTGAAGTAGATATCATTCATACAGCTAAAGCTCTTAATGAAGGAGTAGATATTCAAAACTTAGACTTTAGTATAAAAACTAGTTTTAATTCTACCATTATAGATGCTACACAACGAACAGGTAGAATAGGTAGAATAGATGATGATAATCCTGATAAACGAGCAATAGAAGTAAATCTATATTTTAGAAATACTCAAAGTGAAAAGTGGTTACGTAGTAGTCAAAAGAACGGACCACCTACCCAAGAAATAAACTCTGTTGAAGAGATAGTTTAACCATAACATTAAAATAATAACTAATCATGGAATAAATGTTTTTAGATGTAGACCAGTACGTGCATACATTGTGCGAGATGAATATGACCGCCAATCAATTTCTACTTTGTTATTTGTTATATACAGATGAGAAAATTGATGGTAAATTTGTTCGTAAAACAACAAAAGAAAATAGAATGGCTAATTTATATAAGTATGCTAGTTCTAATAAAGCTAAAATAGCATGGACAAAAGAAGAAGTACAAGATTTAGTAGATAAAGGATATGTGATAGATCCGAATTATACAGCAAATAAAACGTATCCAGATCATTTACTTATTAGTGAAAAGTTCACTGAAAAGATTTTTATACGAGAAAATAAGTTTGAAGAATTCTGGGACGCATATCCTTATCTTGTACCTAATTTTACAAATCCAAGAGGACCACATATTAAATTAAAAGTCTGTGATTATGATGAAGTTAAAGAACTATATCTTAAAAGAGTAAAAACTAAAGTTCAGCATAAACAAATACTTGAAGTTCTTGAATGGGCTGTAGAAAACGAAAAGCTAAATGTAAATATAAAGAACTTTGTAGCAAGTAAACAATGGAATGCTTTTGAGCAAGAAATGGAACAAGATCAATCTAGTATAAATACACATGCAGCGAGATGAGTTTAATAAGCGATGTAGATGATGCTAGAAAAGGTAAAATAATAACTATTCCTTTCTATCATGATAAATTAAAGAAGTATATATTTCTTACCAAAGGTGTTTATCATTTAGTAGGAGGAGCTTCAGGTTCAGGTAAATCTGCATGGATTGATTACAACTATGTTCTTTATCCAACCTATTGGTATAAAAATGTAGAAACAGATATTAAATTAAAGATTATACTTCGGTCTATGGAAAGAAGTAAGAAGCTTCGAATAGCTAAGTGGGTATGTATGAAGTTATATAGAAAACACGGTATTCTTATAGATACTAATTCATTACTTGGTTGGGGAGTAGAAGAAACAAAGATTACAGATGAGATATTTGAACTTGTTAAACAATGCTATGCTCTTGTAGAAGAAGAATTAGATGGGGTTGTAGAAGTGGTCGATGGTATTGAAAATCCTACCGGAATTTATTATCAATTGGTAGATGAGGCATTAAGCAAAGGAACACTTTATAAATATAGAAAACATGGTGAAGACTATGTCCTTACTAAACAAAGAGGAACTCATAAGAGTCAGCCTGTTAGAGTACAACCTGAAGAATGTCCTGAATGTACAAAGTTTCAACCAATATATATTCCTGATAATCCCAAAGAAGTAACCATATTTATTATAGATCACTTGCAAGCAATGAAAAGTGAAAAGGGATATTCAGATAAACAGAATCTAGATCAAATGAGTGAGTATACTCGTATTCTTAGAGATCTTTATGGGTTCACTCCTGTTATCGTTAATCAATTAAATAGAAACATATCAGATACATTTAGAAAAGTTAAAACAGATTTACTTCCTCAAGATTCTGATTTTACAGGATCAAGCAATATGGTAAATGATTGCGATATGGCAGGAATATTATTTAATCCTTATAAGTACGGTCTTAATAAATTACCCGGAAGCAATTGGAATGTAAAAGAATGCATAGATAATTATGGAATTAATCGTTTTCGCAGTTTCCATTTGTTAAAAAATACATATGGACCAGATAGTCAACATTTTGGCTATCAATTTATAGGAGAAAATGGTATATTTAAGGAGTTACCAAATACTATAAGTGACTATCGTCCAATAGCTTATCCAAAACATGAACAAAAAATAACTAATTATGTCTAAAGATTTAAGTAAAGTAAAAGCAGGTGATTTTGTAAAAAATGGAAGTAGTTATGGTTTAGTAATTAATACTCCAACTGGACTACAAATTATATTTGAAACAACTTGGGGAAGTGTTACTGATAAATATGAATATAGAAGATTTGAAGGTTCTATGTGTAGCCACTATAGATACATTCCTATTAGATGGGAAGCTTCTTTTAAAGACGCTAAACCTGTTTTTGCAGATAAAATAGAAATAGATATCCGTATAAATGGAAAACAAGCAAACTTATCAGATATATCAGAAGAAACATTAATCAAATTAAGAAAGGAGAATTAAATGGGATATTTAGTATTAGGTATAGTGCTACTGTCGCTAGTAATAGCTATACCATTAGTGTTTATATGGGCTGTTAATACTTTATTTGGATTAACAATAGCTTATACATTTATTAACTGGTTTGCATCATTGCTAATAATGATAATACTAAGAGCAGATAGAGTTTCACAATGAAACTACCTAAAGAAAAAGTAAAAGTAACAAATAGAAATCCAAAGACTATTGTAATCTATGGTCCGCCCAAAGTAGGGAAAACTGGAGCATTGGCACAATTAGAAGATAATTTGATTATAGATATTGAAGGAGGTTCTCAATTTGTAGAAGCTCTAAAAGTTCAAGCTAATGATTTTAAAGAACTCCATGAAATAGGTGTTGAAATTGTAAAGAATAAGAAACCCTATTCAATAGTAACTATAGATACTGTGACGGCTCTTGAGTTATGGAGTGAAAAAGAAGCCACAAGAAGGTATAAGAAAACTCCACAAGGAAAGAGCTTTAGTGGAAATACTGTATTAGAATTAGATTATGGTGCAGGTTATTATTGGCTACGAATTGTATACAAAGAGTGGATGCAAAAGTTAGCTAAACTTGCTCCTACAGTTATATTTGTAGCTCACGTAAAAGATAAATTCTTAGAGAAAAATGGTAAAGAAGTATCAGCTAAAGATCTTGATCTTACTGGTAAAATTAGAAATATAACTGCAAGTGATGCAGATGCTATCGGATATGTATATAGAGATCCAGAAGATAGCAATAAGATGAGAATTACTTTCAAACATGAAGAGAACGTTATGTGTGGAAGTAGATGTGAACATTTGCGAGGTAAGGATATGGTTCTTACTGAAGCAGATGAAAATGGTATCATAATTAACAACAATTGGAATCAAATATTTATTGACTAATGATTAATTTTAATGAACTCAACGAAGTAACAGTAATTAATTCACGCACTAATTACGATTTACGATATAGTGCAAAAACTGAAAAATTTAATCTATCACAAGTAGCTTATGATCGGTTGAACATTAATGATAATGGTTTTAGACTATTTACTCAAAATGATCAACCTGTATTACAAGTAGTACCAAATGACGATGCAACTCTTCATTCAGGCAGAGAAGGTTCTACTAAAGGACTAACGTTTACAGCACGTATTCTTGCAGGAATGTTAAATCTTGATAAAGAAGATGCACATTATACATTTAATGAGCAAGAACATGAAGGTAATACCTATATTACTTTTCAAAGAATCGGAGAAGATTCTGAAGAAGAACTAGAATCTATCACAATGAGTGAAGATACTGAAGAAGAAACAGAAACAGTAGATTCTGTAGACAGATTTTAATAACAACTTTAATTAACAAACAAATAAAACAACATTTATGTATAACTTAGGTGAAGTACAAGAAACTACTGGCATTCAACCAATGAAGGCTGGTATTCGTGAAAATATTAAACTAACAGAAGTAACTTTTGATTCTGTTGGTGAAGGAAATGATCCTGTTATCCAACTAACATTTGAAGATGAATTTGGAGGAACTCATAGAGAACTTTTATGGGATGTAGATCCAGAAAAAATCAAAGGTTGGAATGATGGAACAAAAACCCACAGTAGAGATGATAAGAAATATGGGTTTATTAAAGGACAACCAATTACAGATGAAGATGCTGTAATTAAAGCTCAAGAAACATTTGCTCAACGAGCGAAACATATTGCTATGAGGTTTACAGATGCAGAAACTCTTGCAAATGCTACAAAAGATGCAACAAATTATGCTGAATTTGGAAAAGCATATGTTGGTGTATTTACTGATGAAGCGTTAGAAAATACAAGAGTTCGTCTTAAAGTAACTCTAAATACAAAAGACTATACTCAACTTCCTAAATATCCACCATTTATAGAGTCTATGGAAGTTCCTAAAGAAGCAAGCAAGCTTGAACTTACCTCTTATGATAGAGTAACGAAAGCAACTGTAGAACAAGCTGATGATCCAACCAGCTTTGATCCTACTTCTTTTGATGACGATGCTGGATTTTAAATAAATTAGTAACTATCTACTGAAGACAAACAATGATACCAGTTCTCTCGGCTAAGTAAATCCTCTTGCTTGCAATGAGACTTAGTCCAGAGCGGGAAAGGGAAAATATCATAGTCTTGCTAAGAAGGCGTTGTTTGTTGTAAGCTTACTACTACAGCACTCTCCAAAAGGGGGCGTAAATCTCCGAGTGTAGGGGTTACAATTACGTAGTGGTCCACTTAGAAATGGATAGATAGTTACTATCTTTTAATCATTAATTAATAAACTAAGTCCCACATCAATGACTAGCCTATGACGATAGGAAAACAATGTCTAACTTGTTGTGGGACTTTTTTATTTTAACTACATCTTAATTTAATTATGAATGTTACAAAAGAACAATTTATCAATGCATTAAAATCTAATTGGAATTATCCAGATTCATTATTTGAAGAACTTTATGAGATAGCAGAAACAGTAGATCTTGGATTAGAGTTTATGGAATATTATGATGGAATAGATCAAAATCAAGGCACTTTACAAGAATACTATGATGACTTTATGGAGATATATTAGTGAATGTATCAATTAGAACCAGACACAACCAAAGAACTAATATTAGCAAATGTTTCACAAGAAGAAATATTTGAACACTTTCTAAATATATCTGTAGAAACAGGTGTGTTGTTTTGCTCACCTTTACGATCCGATAAACATCCTACATGTTCATTTAAATGGATAAATGGAACTCTTTATTTTAGAGATTGGTCTGAACCTAAAGCTAAAGACTGTTTTAAATTAGTACAAGAACTCTATTTATGTGACTTTTGGGACGCTTTAACTATTATTAGAGAAGAATTATTAAAAGGAAAGACATTAAATATTCCTAAAAATAATGTATATAAGCAGAAGACACTTCAAAAGAAATCATCTAAAGCAGAAATAAAAGTAAATATAAGTGATACCTTTCAAAGAGAAGTTAGACAATATTTACAATCTTATAATATTAGCTCTCAGCAATGTAAGAAGTTTAATGTATATCCATTAGAACGAGTGTTTCTTAATGGAAGATTGCAGTGGACATATACTAGTAAAGATCCAGCTATAGGATATTATTTCGGGAAAGATGATGATGGTAGTCAACGTTGGAAGATATATTTTTATAAACGCAACAACTATCGTTTTATAGGAAATACTAATCGTATAAATGGTTGGGTGCAACTTCCAGAGAAAGGAGAACTATTAATTATAACTAAATCTTTAAAGGATGTTATATGTTTTGATCAATTTGATATACCAGCAATTGCAATGCAGAATGAAACAACTATTCCTTATGATTATATAATTGAAGAACTAAAAGAGAGGTTTAACTCTCTTATTAGTTTCTATGATTTTGATTATACAGGTGTTGTTAATGCAAATAAGCTACGAAAGCTGTATAATATTCCTTATTACTTCTTAACCAATGGAAAACTTAATACGAAAGATTATGGCTCTAAAGATTTTTCAGACTTTATTCAACAAAACCCCAGAAGTAAAGCAAGATCAATTATTGATGAACTGTGCAGAAGAGCGATTTAGTGGATTAACTAAAGAAGCATTGTACTTAGAATTGGTTAAATACAGAAAAGACTTGAAAGATACAACTAATGTATATAAGAAACAACTACTTAAAAGAGCAATAACAACTGTAAACAATGAATTAGATAAAATGGGGTACGCATGATTATAGAACCTTTTAGTTTAATTTGGTGGTTTGAAATGTATGAACAAGCTAACGAGGAAGAGAAAAAGTGTTTAAGACGTTTCCATTATTATGATGAAAAAGGAAATACTAAAGAAACTAATAATGCAATGTATCGAGGATTATATCTTCGAGAGCTTATGCGGTGGATTAAAAATCGAATAATTGATAAATATGAACCAATAAATATGAAATGAGTGAATTATTAGCAACAATTGAAATACCTAAGTTTATTACTCGTGTGAAAATGAGTAATAAACGAAGGAAAAAGTATTATAAAAAAGGTAAAAAAGGTTGGAAGCCTAGAAATCTACCAAAGACGTATAAAGAAAAATTAGATGAAGGAATATATAGTATATCATCCAGAGGATATTTATTAGAAGAAGATGGAACGAAGAAATTAGCTAATCCGCAAACAGCAGGAACTCCTAAATATGAAGTTCTTAGTGGTAATAATCTTCTTAGTGGGTATGGTAGCCCACATATTAGAGCTAAACTAACAGGAGAATTAAAAGACTTCTATCGTCCTTATGTACAAGATTATGTTAAAGAACATGGTCCAATAACAACCTTTCCATTAAAAGTAATATGGGAATGTCATACAGTAGTGGAAGAAGAACCTAATTNGGATGCAAGTAACTTATTCTTCTATTATAAGTACTTTGAAGATTGTTTACATGAAACAGGAGAAGGATTAAAACAACTAATTCCTGACGATAATGTAAGTTACATTGTAGAACCACCGGGAGCT